TCTCTGCCATGAACTTATCCAAGGGGCTGTCTTCCGATGCGGTTACTTCTTCCGGAAGATCTTCATTGGCAATATCAATTTCTTCGGATTCTTTTTCATAGACATGCAGCGCTTCAATCAGAGCTCTCAGGCTTACCGTATCCGCTCCCGGCATGGTAAAGCCATATACCTTGCCGTTGACTTCATAACTGAAATCAACCCACTCACCAAGCATAAGGACAGCCCCTACATACGGCAACGAAACCCCCGGTTTATTTGCGATTCCGCCCAGATTATTGCGTCGTTTTAGCAAAGAAGTGCTGCTCTATCAGGGCTTTGAGGACGGTATACATTTCATGATGTCTGAGCACGGTCTGTATGATTAATTGCACCTCCAAACGAAAAAAGACCCGCAGCACAGGCCGGTTTTCCCGGTTTCCCATGCTGCGGGCCGTGTTTCTTGCTTATGCTTCCCTTGGCAGCTCCACGCTGATCCCGGCTTTGAAAGTCACCGTGACCGTCTGCCAACCGATCTCGACTTTCTCGATAAACCGGAGAATATCGTCGTCGGAGCATTCCGTCACTCTGCCGTCCGCGTATCCCGGCCTTGTGAGCCGGAAGAAAAGATCCGGTTTCGCGCACCGTCCGTTCGGGCTTTCACGGTAGGGGCGCTCTTCGCTCCCTTCCGCAATCGCCCTGACACGATCCTGCAGGCCCCGGATATGAAGGGCTTTGTCGGCGTAAACCGCCCTCAGCTCAGATGCGGCTGCCCACTTTTCTCTGACCTCTGCCAGCTGCTTTCGCGCGTTCTCTTCTGCGTCTGTGTTGCCAGCCTCCTGTGCTTCACGGATCTCCTCTTCCAGAGAATCCATCGCCGTCTCCATTCTGGTCAGCACTTCGTCTGCCTTGTCCAGCCCGCCCCAGCGAAGGCGTTCCTCCAGCCTGACAAGCTCGTCCCTTCGTTCCGGCAGGGCATTAAAGGCATCCACGATGATCTGGCGCAGCCTGTCATCCCGGATGGAATCATTCCTGCACTCGACGTCCGGGTGCCTGCTTTTATTCATTTTGGAATCACAGCGCCATGTCGTTTTCACCTGTCTGTAGGGCAGGCCGCAGTTTCCACACACCACTTTGGAGGAAAGCACATTGCTGTGGTAATACTTGAATTCCTGCCAGTGCTTTCTTCTCCTCGCCATCTCTGCCTGCACCTGCTGGAAGATTTCTCTCGGAATTACGGGCTCGTGGCTGTTTTCCACGAAATACTGAGGAAGCTGGCCGTTGTTCGGCGCTACCTTCTTTGTCAGGAAATCGACCGTGTAGTATTTCTGCAGGAGCAGGTCTCCGCTGTATTTTTCGTTCTTCAGGATGTAAGTGATGCCCTGATCATTCCAGTTACGCTCAAATACCGTGCCGCCGGAAGTGGTCTTATTGCCGTCCACCCCTTCTTCCGCCAGCATCCGGGCGATGTGTTTCGGGGAATAGCCGTCAAGGTAATCCCGGTAGATCCGCTGAACAATCTCCGCCTCCTCCGGCACGATTACGAGGGAACCATCCGGCGTCCGGTTGTAGCCAAGGAGCCTGTGGACTCCGGAGCACACCTTGCCTTCCTGGTAGTGGTAGCGCACGCCGATCTGTACATTCTGGCTGATAGAGGCTGACTCCTGCTGGGCGATGGATGCGAGGATAGTGACCAGAACCTCTCCGCCTGCGTCCATCGTATTGATGCTTTCTTTGGTAAAAAAGATCGGGATCTCCAGCGCTTTCAGCTTCCGGATGTATTTCAGGGAATCCAGCGTATTTCTGGCCCACCGACTGATGCTCTTGGAAAGCCCCATGTCGATCTTTCCTGCCTCACAGTCAGCGATCATGCGCATAAAGTTCTCTCGCGTCTGTGCCCGTGTGCCGGATTCCTCGTCGGCATAAATGCCTACCAGCTCCCAGCCGGGATTCCCGCTGATCAGATTTGTGAAGGGTGTCTGCTGAGCTTCAAAGGACGTTTCCTGATCCTCATGGTCTGTGGACACACGGCAGTAGGCCGCTACCCTGATCCGGTTTCGTTTTTCTTCCAGCGCTGGCGCATGCACCCGCTGCACCGGGGATCTTTCTCCACGCAGGACTCTGACCCTTGGGGCATTTGCTGTTCTTGTGGTCATGCTGTTACCTCCCGTCGTAATAAACCTCAAGGCCGCAGAGGAACCGGACGGTAAAAACGCTGCGGTCATGGATCGTCACGGTCTCTGTGATCTTTTGAAATGTATCTTCAAAATCAAAAGAACCGCCGACGCTGTGTATCAGCGAGAGCAGTTCCTCTGTCATTTCTATTCTGTTATCTTTCATCATCTCCAGATCGGATTGGAGCATATCCCTCTCCGCCGCCAGTTCATTCTGCCTTGTCTGAAAGTCTGCCGATCGCACCCGGCTGCGGATGTTGTTTCGACTGTCCATCTCCCGGTCGATTTCAGCGATCCTTTCTTCGATCCGGCTGACCTTCGGATGGGACTGAAACCCCTCTGCCAGTGAATCCCGGTATTCTCTCACCAGTGCATCATCGGCTTTAAGATCCCACATAAGTTTCTTAAAATCCTCAATGAAATCTTCCTCCCGGAGTGATGGCAGGCCGCAGGCATCCGCTCTCTTCCTGTGCCGCGCACAGATCCAGTAGACATTGCCGACCCTGTTCTTATGGCGGGTGAGACTCGCCCCGCAGCATCCGCAGGTAAGCATCCCGGAAAGCGCCGTGTACTGTTTTTCCGACTGCGGCCCCTTCCGGTTTCCTTCCATCATTTTCTGAACTGCCTCGAAAGTCTCTCTGTCAATGATCGCCGGGTGGTGCTCTTCCAGATAAAACTGTGGATACTGCCCGTCATTTCTCCGCATCCGGAAGCTGCTGTCAGTGTAACACTTCTGCAGGATCTGATCGCCGGTGTAAGAGACATTCTTAAGAATCGTGCTGATGCTGTAGCCCGTCCACTCAGGATGAACGATTTTCCCTTTCCACATCTGCCCGTCCCGCTTCGTGCGAATCCTCCGGGCGTTCAGGTCTGCCGCGATCTGCCGCAGGACTTCTCCGGCCAGTGCCCGGCTGAAGATTTCCATTACGATCTCCGCCTCCAATTCATTCACCGCGTAATTCCCGTCCACCAGGTCATAGCCGTATGGCGCAGAGGCCGCCCGGTAGGTTCCGTTTTCAAAACGCTTCTGCAAGCCCCAGCGGCAGTTTGCCGAGATGCTGTGGCTCTCATCTTCCGCCAGCGACGCAAGGATCGTCAGCAGGAATTCCGAATCCATGGTGCGCGTATCGATGTTCTCGCGCTCAAAGGAAATGTCTGTTCCTTTCGCAGTAAGGCTGCGCACCATCTCCAGCAGGTCTGTGGTGTTCCTCGCAAACCGAGATACCGATTTTGTCAGCACCAGATTGACCCGGCCTGCGGCACAGTCAGCGAGGAGCCTCTGCAGCTGCGGCCTTTTCTCCTTCTTTGTACCGGAAACAATATCGGCGTAGACCCCGACGAACAGCCAGTCTTCATGCTGGGCTGCCACTGAGGAAAAATGCTCCTTCTGAATCCGGATGGATGATTTCTGGTCTTCCTTATCCGTAGACACACGGCAATATGCCGCGACCTTCAACCGTCTGGCGGGAACCGCTGCCCGGATCACATTCATCTCGCGGGCGGCCTGCTTCTGTCCACTGGGTGACGGTGGGTTAAAAGCAGATGATTTCAGCTCGTCAAACGACGGCAGACTGAACTGTAAATCTGTTTTTCTCATAGTGCCTCCCTCCTTCCTTCTTGGGGTAGTAGCATATTAGCTCTGAGTGCCGGGAATAGCAACTTATAATAATAGGTAGAAGGCCGGTTTTTCCGGTATAAATCGGAGAATTTCCGGCCCTCTGTTTTCCTGTCATTTGTCGATTACCGACAAGGCTGTGCGTCAGATTTTCTGGCAGTAATCGAGGCTGCACCAGCCCGCGCCGGACTTAAGCCTCCCCCATCCGGAGCTGCTGCCCTGCCCGTCTGCCACCTCAACGATCGTGAACACGCCGATACCTGTGTACTTCCCGGTCTTTCCGAAGTTCGTGCCAGGGCCTTTGCGGATGTTCAGGTCGTTGATGCTGACCCTCACGAGGAAGGGAACCGCCACCGAAGATTCCGGCGTATAGATCTTTACCCCGTCCGGATCGAACACATAGGTGCCCTGATGTTCATCCGCACAGGCTTTCGCATTATCCAGCACTTTGAAAGCGCCGACCTGTGATGCGGCGTCGCCCCAGCTCTTACGGACACGGTACCAGGCATCTGCAGCCGGAGCCGATGGAGC